ACCATGCTTTTCCAGTGCCAGCATGATACTACTCTGGACTGCATAGATCAGATCTTGATCCGAATGAATGGCACTGGAGCCGACACGGTGCACCGTAATCAGCTTCCCATTGTTTTTATCTGCAATCAGCTTGTTGCACAGATTCTTTTGTACGAAAAATCCATCGCATCATCGCCTGTTCCTCTCCGCTCGTGTACAATTGATGCACAATCATCGAACCTCATTTTACGTTCCTGTGCGTTTCTTTAATTCTATGTCGCAATCGTCCATCTTCCGAAAAAAATGTTGATTTTCCACCGCCACATCAAAACTACATTTTGAATCTTTCATCCTCAGTCCATCGCTCCCATGGACTATTCGCACGCAAAAAAGAAAATACCCTGTAAAAACCGCCCGAAGGCAGCCTACAGGGTATTCTCCCATGAGCCCTACGTCATCCGCCAGAATGTCATCCTAACAAGAACTCAACTTCAGGCTCCATTTTGATTACTTCCTGGCGTTGTTTTCCGCCCTCAGCCGTGCAAACAGTTCGTCTGCCTCGATGGCCTCCTTGGTGAAGGAGTTGTTCTTCCACCAGTTGATAATGGCCACCACAACGGTGATGAGGGTGCTGACCAGTTGCTGGAGTTGCTCGTTGTCGATGGGCAGCGGGCTCTTGTTGAACGAAGCCAGCAGACTGTTCAGCAGTGCCACGATCAGGCAGATGGTTCTCGCCCAGGTCGCAGCACTCGCATTGGTATATTTCTCCATTTTGAAGTCCTCCTGTTCAGGCTGTGTGATCTTCCCTCAGCGGCAGTGCCTCCATCCGCTCGTACAGGTTCGTGCCGGTGCCGTTGCCCTTCAGCTCGTGGTACGCCTCGTATACAAGCCCCACGTTGGTCAGCCCTTCCGAGTCAACGTACCCTTGCTGGATGTAGTACCGGCAGCTCTGGTAGAGCCTGTCGTGGAGCAGAGCCTTCACCGCTTTTTTCAGTGCCTTCTGCTCCTGGATGGTGGCGTAGAGCGCCTTCCCCGCCCATCCTATGGCCGCCGCGATGATCAGGGAGACCACCTCGTTGAAATGGGTCACGATAAAGCTTTCCGTGGGGTTCACGCTCCCTTCACGCTTGTCAGACCCGCTTTTGCAATGATACTCGGGTAATCCTTGTAGACATGGTTCATGTCCACCACGCCGCTCACACCAGCCACCTTGCCCTTGGAGCTGTACTGCCACATACCGTGCTTGCGGGTCGGCCGCTTGTTCCGGTAGTCCGCCAGCCATAGGTCAAAGTCGTTCAGCTGCCACATGTTCAGGTTGTAGTCGGCAAAGTTCGAGTAGGTATACAGGATCGCGTACAGCCCCCACTTTTCGATCTCCCTGAGCTCCATTTTGACAAGTTTCGTCAACTCGGCTGCGGGCAGACTTTTCAGATGGGGGTCCTCCACGTCCATAGCAATGGGCAGCTCAAAGCTCTTTCCTTCCAGGCAGGTCTTGAGCAGGTTCAGCTCCTTCTTTGCCATGCCTTCCGTTACTGCAACGGTGTAAGCATATACGCCAACTGGCAAACCCACAGATTTGGCCCCGGCATAGTTCGCTTCAAAGCACGGATCGACGTAGAGCTGCCCACTCTTGGTGGAAACTGCACGGATCATCACGCCGCCTACTTTTCCGCTGGCCTTGACTTTTTTCCAGTCAATGGTTCCCTGCCAGCGGGAAACGTCGATGGCATCAAGCATTCCCCTGCTCCTTCAGTTTCTCGGCCAGCTGGGTGCACAGCTTTTCGTACTCCTCTTCGGTCAGGCGGTCGTTAGCAAAGAAGATATCCAGCTTCCGCTGCATCCCGTTGGTCTTGCCGCGTTCGATCAGGCGTGCACAGGTGTTGTAGAGTTCCATTTTGATTCCTTTCTGCTCACGTTCTGCATGAGCCATCTTAATGTAAAAAATCGCTCATCAGCATTCCTTTTCAGTGGGCCAATAAGCGAAACGATACAAATGGGCTGACTCGACTCTTATTCCTCCGGCGTAACCCCCAGCTCCAACATGGTCAACCGGTACTCCTGATCCACCACCAGGCTGTCGGTGTCGGTCTGGGCGCTCTCCATCGCTGCAAGCCGCTCCTCCCATGTAGGGGTCGGCTTCGGTGCATCGGCAGGGTCTGGCTTCGTGCCGGCCTCCGCCACAACATAGGCCTCAGGCTGGTCGTCCATGCTCCACAGGACCTCGCCCACAGCAGCCCCCGCATTGTGGGTGGTAATGGCATCCACAACGGCAGAATAGGCATCGCACTCTTCCTGTGTGATAACAGGCTTCAAGATTTTTGTTCCGAGTTTGATTTCCATTTACGTTCACCTCACCACCAGCGGCCAACAGCAATGCTATAACATGTTGTATCGTTACAGCCAGGTAGTGTGCATGATGTCGTGCTTTTGTTCTTACAAACAAACGAAAGGAATGAGATAGGGCAACCAACAACAGAATATTCCGTATTAGAAAATGCCACCGGAAATGACCATGTATAATCGCTTCCGTCTGAATTGATGACGTACCAACAGATCTGTGTTCCATCTGAAAAGCGCACCCAGTTGCTGCCACTGGATGCAACGCCACTCGCTCCGGTGGGCCCTTGCGGCCCTTGCGGCCCCTGTGGGCCAGTAGCGCCTTGGGCACCTCTGGGTCCTGTTGCACCGGAGGGTCCTTGCGGCCCCTGTGGACCCTGTGGGCCGGTAGCACCTCTGGGTCCTGTTGCACCGGTAGGCCCTTGCGGCCCCTGTGGACCGGTAGCGCCTGTGGCACCCTTGTCGCCCTTGAATGCGCCTGAATCCGCCGCCTCCTGCAATGCCTTCATGGCTGCATTGGCAGAATTCTTGGCGCTCGCCTCGGAAGCTGCCGCACTTGCCGCAGAATCACTTGCATGCCCTGCTGATTCATTGGCACTGTTTGCGGAAGCTGTTGCATATCCTGCCGATTTCGTTGCACTGTTCGCACTGGCATTTGCGCTCGCCGCTGAAGCATCCGCGCTCTTCTTCGATGCCGCCGCCGAGTTGGCCGAGTCCGTGGCACTGGCAGCCGATTTGTCCGCGCTTGCCTTCGCCGCATCCCGTGCCGCTTCGGCCTGTTTCAGCAGCTCCTTCATCTTCTCCAGCGCATCCGTGATGGCGCTTTTCACCCACTCGATGGCACTGGCGATGTACTCTCGGACTTCTCGTCCGTACAGTGCCTTTCGGATGCCTGTAATGATCTTGTCAAAGTCCATCTGATTCCGTTTTACCTCCTTCTGGTCACTCCATTTTGAAGTTTCAGCTCTGGTTCAGTCCCAGCCACTGGTTCAGGAAGCTAATGATAGCGTCCATCACGCTCTGGATCTTTTCCTTGACTGCCTCCACCTGCTGCTGTTTCGTCAGCTTTTCCGGGGTCAGGCCAAAGCTGAACACCTTGTTGTCCAGCGAATCCAGCGGTAAGGTCAGCTTCACACATACCAGCCACTGGTCCAGCTCATGGGGGCTCGAGATGATCCTGGTTTTCTTCAGGAACCCCAGCCGCTGTACATCCTCGCCACCGTCTCTCCGGTCGTAGGCCGTCAGGGTCATCACGGGCTCCACGCTATGGCGGTAATTGTCTAGTTCTTCCTGCGCTTTTTTCTTCAGGTCAGCGCTGGTAGCATTGCCATCCACCTGGATACACTTCTCGATGATGCCATACTTTCCCTCTGCCGCCTCGTCCCGCACTGTTTCCGAGATCGCGCTCACGGTGGTCGTCTTGAAGATCCACCAGCCGCTGGTGGTCGTCTGGGTGCCGTAAGCTGTCACTCTCGTCACGATGTCGCTCGCCATCTGTTCAAGGTAACTGAAATCCAGCAGGTTCACGCCAAACTCGATGGCCTGGGTCGTTTTTTCATCGGTGTCCAACAGGTAGTCAACGTAAATGCGCCAGACATCTGAACCGTTGTCTGCCTGCACGATGCGGGTGCGCAGGTACCCATCATACTCGTCCAGCAGGTAGGTTTGCAGCAGATTCCACTGGCTCAGGAACAGCGTGCCCTGGTTCGTGGTGTCGATGGTGTTTCCCAGCTGGATGGTAACCTTTCCGATGCCGAACGTCCCATACGGCCCCTGATAGTAGTCCTTGAGCGCCGCAACAGACTTGTAGAACAGGCTGTCGGTAGGTACGCTGCCGTCACTCTTTGCGGTAAGATAATATGTTCCGCCATCAATTTTGGGAGTGTAGTTTTGCAGTTGTCCCAATACACCCGTCACATATACTCTGTAACTCAGGTCAAACTGTTTTTCAGTCTCGGTCACATACCCAAGCCAGATCGGAACGTCATCCTCCCGCACCTCCATCCAGGTTTTCTGGAATTTCAGTGTCTTGTAGATGGGGTTCGTGTATTGGCCGATGGCCGAGTTCAACTGGTAGGGGATCGTCGCCTCAAAGTTTCCGAATTCATTTTTGGCCAGGTTCAGGATGGGCTCTTCCAGGAACCGGTTCGAGACTTGTCCTTCCACCGCGTCACCTTGGGAATCGAAGATGCACTCCTTGCTCGCCCAGCGGTATCCCAGGGCGCTCACGCCGCCAAAGGTGCCGGTCGTTTTCTCAATGGCACCGGCATATACTTTGTATCCGATGGCTCCTCCCTCCTCTCTACATCCATTTTGAAATTTCGTAAAATGTCCTTCGTCCAGTCCAAAGTTACCGCACTGCCAAGGGCTCCACTACTAGGGGAGCTGGCGAGCGATAGCGAGACTGAGGAGTTTACAGATACGCCGGTTGATAGTAAAGCCCCACGGTCATGGCGGTCGTTGCTGTCAGCACCACTTCATATACGTCATACCGCAGGTCGTTGTCCACGATGCCAAGGTCAGCCCTTGTGTTGCTGGTCAGGCTCACCGAGGTGGCCGTGTTTTTCAGTCCCAGCCGCTTTGCCTCGTCGTAAGGCCAGCTCCGGCTCTTCCGCAGCGTTGCCGTCAGGGTCCCGCCGCTTGCCCCGCTTCGCTCCACCTGGATCAGGCTCGGCTTCTCGCTGGGCGGCATCGGGAACTTGAGCGTCTCCCCCGCCTTGATGGCAAGGTCTTTGCAGTATGGCAGGGCCAGGTCGGTCTCAAACCCGAAGTCATCCCAGAGCCAGTCCTCCCGGATGCTCTCATATAAAAACTTGAATGGATATAAGGTGTATCCCAGCGTGATGAGCGAGTGCCCATTCTGCTGTTTGATGCCTCCGTCCACCCAGATCCTTCCCAAATAAAAGAACGCCGGGTCATCCTCCAATCGCACACGCACCTGTCCGGGCGTAGCATTGCCCTTGTGCAGCATACAGGAGAGATGATCCAGCGCTCCTGCACCGATGGGGCTGGAAAGGTTGCTTCCTCTCCACGCATCGGTGTCAAGATAAAAGTCCCAGGTGCCTTCCCTGCTCTTGAATACAGGGTAGCCTGTTAAGCTGTTGGATAGATAGGTCGTGCCATCTCGTCCCGGGACATCCACCGAGATGACCTTTTCCACAGGAGGAGCCACCACCGGCCGGGACGAGGGGATCATTTTCCAGTCGTCCCAGGTGTTCTTGTCTCCGATCGTGATCGAATGGTACATTCTGGCTCCTCCTTTATAATAATGTAAGGGTTTCTAACTCAGCAGATCATCGGGCGGCTGGAGATCATAGGAGATCGTCAGCGTCACCCGGCCATCGTTGCCGTTTTTCACGTTGCTCACCCAGCACCGGCCCTTGTAGGTCTTGGTCTTGGCGGCAGTAAAAATAGTCCCGCCAAGTTCCAGCGAGACCGTACATGTCCGCCCCTGCAAGATGCGCATCAGGCGGAAATAGGTGCTCGTCCAGTCTCCCTCCCGGCTTGACCAGTCGGGATAAAGCTGGATGCTTAGTCTTGTTTTGTCCGGGATGCCGCAGCGCTCCCGCACCTCGTCTACGGCGTTTCGCCCGTAATCATCCCAGCTGGAATGGGGCGAGCCATCCGCGACATAGTAAAAATCCCAGGTCCCGGTCGAGTTCTTGAAGGTCCGCTTTTTCAGCGGGGTCTTTTCGGGACTGCCGTGATAGGGCGGGAACTCCACGGTCTCGTATTTCTCCTCGAAAGCCCGGATATGGATGGGATTCAGGGGGATCAGGTTGAAGTCTCTCGTGCTGTACTCCTGTAACACACCATCCGCATCCGTCACCTGAAAGATGACACCTGCATAGCTCGGGATGGCCGAAGCAATGGAGGTGTTCAGTGAACCCTGATCAGCCATTTACTTTCTCCTTCCCGAAATTTTTCCTAAGCCTTCGTCCACGTCGTTGATGATCTCGCCCACCAGTTTCCGGCCGTTCATCTGGACCTTCATGTTGGCCACGGCCCGGGCAATGCTGTCGATGTGCTCTCCCAGTGCCTCCACGCTCGAAACGATGTCGGCGTTGGGATTTGCCTTCTGGTCAGCCTTGTTGTCCTCTTCCTGCTGAGACTTGGTCAGCTCGGCTTTGCGTACCACGTTGGCTGCAAGGCCTGCGGTGCGCTCTGCGTTCAGGGCGACCGTGCCATTCTGGAACAGGGTGTCGTTCAGCCAGTCCACTCCATTTTGAACATCGCTCATGTCCACTACGGGCTGGATGCTGGGTTCATACTCAAAGTCATCGCTGGCAATGTCGCCCACCCGCTGGGCCAGATCCATCATGGTGGAAAGGGCCGTGTCGCTCACGTCCTGTACACCCTGCACCACGGAGTCGGTCTCGTCGGTGATGCCCTGCGCCAAACCCAGACTCAGGTATTCGCCAATGCCCGCCATCACACGGCTGGGGGAATGGATCCCAAAGAAGTCGCAGAATCCGTCCACCACAGCACTGCCGAAGTTGCAGATGCCATCCCACACCGCACCCGCCGCACCGGTAATGCCCTGCCATAGGCCGGAGACCAGGTTTCCGCCAACGTCCACCAGGCCCTTGAAGCCGTTGCTGATCCAGTCCCACAGGTGCGAGAAGGCATTTCCCAGCCAGTCAAAGAACCCGCTGAAGAAATCACCGATCTTGTCCCAGTTGGCGATCAGCAGTCCGCCGCCCGCAATGGCCGCGCCAATGAGCCAGCCTTCGGGGCCAATGGAGCCCAGCACGCTCATCAGAGTGCCGCCCAGTTCTCCCAGACCGCCCAGTAAGCCGCCAGAGCCGGTGATCATCTCGCCGATGCTGCCAAGGCCGCCCAGTGCTTCTCCCAGCAGTCCCGTGCCGCCCGTGGCAGAGCCCAACAGGCCGCTCATGTTGCCCAGGATGCTGCCAAGGTTCTCGGTCACGCCGGTCACCTTGACCACCTGGCCCATCACCTTCAGGGTACCGCCGCCTTGCGCCAGCGCACTGAAGGCTTTGGGCAGTCCCAGCAGAGCGTTCATACCCTTGCTCATCATCAGGCGGCCGAACTCCGTGCCCATAAAGTCCAGCACGGTGGTAATGCCGCCGGTCACTGCCCCGCCCCAGTCACCGCTCACAAGGGCGGTAATGGTGCCAAAGAGGTCGGTGATCACTTCGGTCACGCCGTCCTTGGTGGCCACGCCAAAGGCTCTGCTGAGCTTCGAGGCCATTTCCGGGGCGCTCTTCTGCACCTGTGCCCAGACGCTGTTGAAGCCCTCTTGAATGGGCCGCCAGTTCTTCGAGATGGAGTAGCCCAGCTGCATCATCATCCGCTTGCCGGAGTCGTCCAGCTCAAAGGCATCCGCCAGATTTTCTGCAAAGCCCACAAAGCTGTACTGTTCGCTTTGCAGGTCTGCCAGTGCGTCCAGTGCGGTCTCGCTGTTCTTGCCAAACTTCTTCACAGCCTCGTCGTACTTCAGCTGCTTGTTCGTTACCTTCTTCAGGCTGTAGCTCATGCTGTCCAGTGCCGTGCCCACGCCGATGATGGCGGTCATGGTGCCCTGGGTGGCGGCTTTCCGTGCCTGGGCGCTGTCGGCTCCGTATTGTTCCACCGCAGCCTTGTAAGCGTCCTCCCGGCCCGCAAGGTCCCCGTCGCCGTAGAGCTTAGCCAGCATGTTCTGCCGGTTGGTCACCAGCTTCTCCTGCTTTTCCAGGTAGGAGACCTTGCTGTCGTAGGCATCCAGCTGGGCCTGATTCAGCTCGTTGATGAGCTTCTGCTGCTCGGTCTGTGCCTCCAGATACTGCTGGTAGGCCGCCTGGGTCTTCTGGCTTGCCTCGCCGAACTCGTTTTTGATGGCGATGTAGTCCTTCTCGGTGGCCAGCAGGATCTCCGCCTGGTTCTTGATTTTCCGGTTGATGTAGTCGATCTTCTTGTTGGACTTCTCGGTCACCTCGGCGCTGTCCTCGTACAGGGCGCTCCAAAGCTCGTATTCGTCCTCCGCGGTCTTGGCATCGGTCTCGTACCGCTCCTGAATGACCTTCAGGATGCTGTCCTGCTTGCTTCTCTGAAGCTCCGCAAGGGTCTTCTGCTCGCTCAGCAGGGTGCCGTATGCATCTTTCGTCTTGCTGTTGTTCGCGCCCACCTTGGCCAGCAGGGTGTCGTACTGCTCTTTTGCAATGGCCACCCGTTTGGTTTGGAGCTCGATCTCCTTTGTCAGGCTCTCGGTCTTTTTGGTGATAAGTTCTTCCACCGTGGCCGTGTCGCCGCCCGTCACTTCCCACAGCGCGTATTCGCCGGTTGCGTTGGACATCTCGGTCTTGTTGGCCTTCAGCTGGTCGGAGAATGCACTTGTCAGCGTGTCTGCCAGTGACTTACCGGCCTTGGAGGCTTTGGACTTAGTGGTGCCGCCGCCCGCTCCGTCCAGTGCATCATCCACGGCGTTCTGGTACCAACTGCTCAGGATGCCGTATGGGTTCTTCAGATTCTTCTGCGCATCCGCATTTCCCTGTTTTGCGCCTGCAATCTCGGCCTTCGTTGCGTTCCGGCTGCTGCCTGCTCTCTTCATGCCTGTCTTTCCGGGGATCACAATGGTATCGTCCATGGCATCGCTGAAATCGTTCATCGCGCCGGACAGCCCATTTTGATACAGCAGATTGCCGGGATGCAGACTGCTCTGCTTGAACGCGTCATAAAGTTCCGGCATCTTCTTCTGGATGGCAATAACGGTCTCGTCCATGGCCTGAAGGACACCGTCTTTCATCACCAATGCGCCAGAATAACTCGCCTGCCGCAGCTCGTCCTGTTTCGTCTTGTTGCCAATGCCCAGGATCGCACCCTCAAGGATGTTCTCCGCGTCGCTGGCTGCAACGTCACTGGGCGAATGGATGCCCCAGAAGGTGGTGAAGACATTCCGGATGGAGGTCGCCGCGTGCAGCATGTTGGCCTTGGCCTGCGCCAGTGCACTGGGGTCTGCAATGCCTTGTGCCAATCCCAACGTGATATATTGGCCGATCTGCGCCATGACCTTGGACGGAGAATGGGTGTCGAAGGCCGTTTTGCTGGTATCAATTACGGCGTTTGCAACCTCTTCGGAAGCGTCCGTCGCATCTTTCTTGCCTTCGAGTTGGCCTTTTGCCACGCCTTCACTTGCATTTTTGCCAACGCCTGTGAACAGCTGGTAAAATCCGGCCGTCACGGAATTGCCATTCTTCAGTTCATCCAGAATATCTGCGAAAGGCAGTACAAAAGTCTGGGCCGAAACACCTTTGTCCTGTCCGCCCCAGTTTTTCGGATCAAGCGGATTGTGGTTTCCAGCCCATGTTGTAAACTTTGCCCATAGATCATTCAGTGCAGGCTCGATCTTTTCCCAGACATACGCTGTCAGGCTGACCACCGTATCAATAACAGTCGTCCCCAACACATACAATACCTGGCCGATTGCCGGAGCTGCCAGAATGATTGCATCGCAGAGGGCCTTGATGATCTTCGCAATGGAAGTCACCAGGCTGCTGGCAACCTCACCCAATCCCTCAAAAATACCGGCAATGAACTCAACCAGCATCCATGCCACGGCCTTAATGCCGTTCAAAAATACCTGGAAGTTCAGGCTATTCAGCAAACTCAGGCTGGATGCCAGATTACTGATGAACGTGGATGCCGAAGTCAGTGCCAGCAGTGCACCAAGGCTCAGTGCCAGCGCACTCAGAGAAAGACTCAGTGCTACGATTACCGGAGTCACAGGAGCCAGGATCACTGCCGCACCGCCCATCACAACAAACGCACCGATGAGCGTCAACAGCCCTTTGCCGATGGTCTCCCAGCTCAGATTACCCAGACCCTGCAATGCAGGAACCAGCAGATTCACTGCCGCAGCCATCATGGTCAGGCTGATTGCACTGCCGATGGTGCCTTTCGACAGATTCAGTGCTACTACAAATGCTGCAAGGCCTCCCGCCACCGCAGTAAGCCCACGGCCAATGGATTCCCAGTCCATTTCACCGAATTTTGCAACGGCATCCTGAAGGATCTCCATGGATGCAGCCATCAGTACAAAGCCAGTACCCTTCCCAATGCCGAATTTCGTGCCATTCATCAACTTGGCGGCGACCACCAGCTCGGCGCACAGTGCTCCCACTCCGGCAATCCCCTTAGCAAGTGCTGTCACGCTCAGGCCGCCTAAGGCTTTTACACTGACTGCCAGGATACGGATGCCTGCCGCAAAAGCGATCATGCCCGCAGCACCCTTGGTGAACCGCCCTCCATCTCTTGAGAGAATGACTGCAACTAATGTCAGCTCTGCCATCACGCCGCCAAGTGCCACCACACTGCCGAGCAGCTTGTCGGAATCAATGGACGAAATAACTTTCAGTGCACCCGAGAGCACCAGCACCGCAGCCGAGACAGCCACCATACCACCGGCCAAAACGCTCAGCTTCAGGCTTTGAATATTCTTCGTCAGATGGGTCATAACGGCCATCACGCCCAGCAGTTCGCCGAATGCGACCGTCAGTACGCCAATGGCCGCACCAAGTCGATCTGCTTTCACCATGGAGAGAACAGCCAGTGAACCGGCCATCAATGCCACAGCCTTTGCAATCGTCATCAGGGTGTCTGCCTTCTTGGCTGATTTCCACGCATCGATTGCTTCGCCCAGAGATTCGATGCAGTCTTTGATGCCGCCGACCACATCCTTTGCACTGGAACCGATGGACTTGATGCTTTCAAAGAACCCCTTGAGGGAGACCAACATACTGGCTCCCATGCCGCCCAGAATAAACTGATTCAGTTTCTCTGGGTCAAATTCATTGAATGCTTCTTTCGCACCCTGTGCAAGCTGTGCAAAGATCTTGTCCGCAACAGAGCCAAAAGAATAAAGCACCGGAGCAGCCGCATCCACAAAATTGGTCACCCAAGTACCAATGGTATCCAGCGGGTGAATCCCTTTCGTGATCTCCGAAGCAAATTCACCGGCAGCCGATGCCGCATCCAGCAGAATATCGGCCAAAGGCTTTGTCAGGTTCAGAACCCGTGCCACACCAGAAATGATACCTTCCAGAATATCTTTCCCGACTCGCAAAACAGAGAATACGCCCTCTGCGGTTGTCTTGATCTTCTTGGCCGTATCATCACTGATGATAAGCTTCTTTGTGATGCTGTCTAGCCATTGTGCAAAGCTCTTGATCTCCTCGCCTGTCTTTGGCGGGAAAATATCTTGAAATGCCTCATGGATGGGCTTCACTATGGCACTCACTGCATCCATCAGGTTCCACAGGCTCTGCATCAGATGCTCTCGTCCCGAGAGTTCCCGGATCTGTTTCGAGTATCCTTCCAGATCAAGCGTTCCATTTTGAACCTTTTGATTCAGTTCTTCAAATGCGCTCGCCTGTTTCTCAATTTCTTCCCGCTCAAGCCCTCGCGCCTTCAATTCGGCATCGCTCAGGGTCAGCATCTTCTCTGCACTTGCCTGTGCTTCATCCAGGCCTTTTTTCAAAAGATCTGCACTGATGCCTCCCTGTTTGATGGCTTCGCCAAAACTACCTGCATCGGAGATCTGCTTTTCAGTGATCGCACCGGAAGCCAGTGCCACCTGCTCCATGGTATACGCATACACGTCTGCCTGATCGCCCAGCTCATTTTCAAGCAGTTTATTCCATCCGCTGTTCAGTCCGTCCTTCAGCCGTTCGTTCAGCCCGTCGATGCTGGGCACGAAAATGTCGTACAGCCGGTCTGAAAGCTCCGTCCAGGTCTCGGTGGCCTCTTCCTTGTTGCCAAAGAAGGTCTCGAAGACTTTCATCCAGGAAGAGCTGACCGCGTCCTTGGTGGAATCAATGGCCTGTCCAAAACTGGTTGCCTGCTGGGCCGCCAGTGCCGCACGTTCTGCCAGTTCACCGTATTGACCGCTCAGCTTTTCAAGGGCCTCGGAGCTGGTCATGCCCGGGTTCTTCTGGGTCAGCTCATAGGCCGCCTCCATCATGGAAGCATACTTTGCGAAGGTCTTTTCCATGACCTCAGTGTTGGCCCACTTCTTCTGCAGGCTCGACTCAAAGCTGGCGATGGTCACCTCGCCCTTTTTCAGAGTGCCCAGCTCCACCGCTGTGTCAATGAGCTCCTGCTTCAGGGCCTTGGTGGCCGTACCCATCAGGTTCAGGCTCTTCCAGTCCTGAAGCTGCAAATGTCCGGCGCTGTAGCTCTGGGTCAGGTTCCGGATGGTGCTCTGGAACGCAAAGCCCGTTTTGCCCGCGTCTGCGGTGGCGTTGGCAATGCCCATGATCATGGGGATCATCTTGTCGATGTTGCCGCCCGCAGCCGTCATCTGGGAAAGGGCGCTGGTCATCTCGCTGAAGCTGTAGCTGGTCTCATCGGAGTACCACATCAGCTTGTTCAGGTAGCCGTTCACCTGATCGATGCTCTTGCCCGTGGCGTTCATGATGGTCTGAACGTTGGAGGTCTTTTCGGTGTACTTGTCCCAGCCGCTGGCCACCTGATCGATGGACAGGCTCTTGACCAGCTTCTCGCCCGCGTCCACAAATTTGTTGGTGATGTTCACCAGCGCCGTGGTGGCCACGATGTTCAGGCTCGAGAACTTGGATTCCAGCCGGTCAAGGCTCGTCTGCATGGTGGCAAAGTCCACGTTCTCCGCGGCTGCGTCCAGCTTCTCAAAGCCCTTTTCCGCTCCCTTAAACTGGAGCTTCTCCATCAGCCGGTCAATGGTCGAGATGGTCTGCTTGGTATTTTTCTCAAAATTTGCGTTGTCAAACCGCATTTCAACAACGCGGCTGTCTACTTCCTGGCTCATTCTGTCCTCACCTCGCCCCATGCCCGTGCTGCGATCCGCTCAAAAATGGGCCGCATCGCAGGGTTGATATAATCCACGCCCTCTACGTATCCTCCGTTTCGTGTGCCGTGTCCGTATTGCAGGATCACCGCAATGGGCACACCGTCCACGATGTTGGAGTTTCTCCATGTAATGGCGATGCGCTCTTTTCCCTTTGTCACCGTGTAGCCCCAGCTTGCTGCCGTTTTTCCCGTGTCCTTCGGGGTCGCCTTCGCAAGGGCCTCCACGCCCTCCTGTCCGTATCGGTCAAGCAGCTCATCCAGGTTTAGGTTCGAGCATCGCTTCAAAAATTTCCGGCTCTTCTTCCAGTCGCCCTTCTGGCGAAAGACAATTACTTTTGGCATCTTACCCTCTCGTCTTCAGCCGGGCCTTTCTCTGCTCGTTCAGCATCCGCTGCTGGGCCATCCGGTCACCCTTGCTCATCTTCTTCGCCGGTGCCTGGCTCTCCTGGCATACCCGGATCAGGGTCAATAATCGGTTCAAATGCCACTTCTCGCACTCTTTCGGAATGCCAAAGCTGAACATCTGGCAGTACAGCACCTCAGCCGTGGTCTCGGTCCCGCTTTTCCGGGGCGGTCGTTTTGGCCGGGGCTTTCCTGCGGTCTTTCGTTCGTTGGGTCTCGGCTCCCCGCTGAACCATGTTGCGGTCATGGGAGCTTCCATATATTCGTTAATGGAACGGTACTGTTCCCGGGTCAGTCTGGCGTACACTTCGGGGTCTACCCCCTTGGTCACCGTCATGCAGCGGATGTAGTCCAGCCATTGCTCCACGGTCAGCTTGTCCAGATTGCTCAGGAACGGGATGTTCCAGTTGCTTTCCCAATAAGCCAGGGAGAGCAGTGAATGTTCCAGCTTCAGGACCACGGCAGGCGTGTAGACAAATTCCTCTGTCTTTTCGTTCCACCGCTGTTGTCCCGGTATCGTAAGCGTCATCATTTGCTTTCTCTCCCTGGTGTGTGTTCATTGAGGTGCCCTTCTCAGAGCACGCTCCATTTTGAATATTCTTCTAAACAGAGCTCGCCTCTTTGGGGGAGCTCCGCGACGCGCCGCCCTTTGGCGGACGGAGCGGTAAGAGGGGGCATGTTACTGCTCCTCAGTGCCCTTCACGGGGGCTTCCAGCACCTTCAGGCCGGGCTGGGCGTTCACAGGGGCGGCCTTCTTGGTCTCCTCCTTCATGTCCTCCGGCAGGATGCCCTCAAAGAATGCGGCCGCGGCCTCGCCGTTGGAGGCCAGCTTGTAGTACAGGTCGCTGTAGGCCTGGGTGGACATAAAGTCCGCCAGCACCGCATCGTTCTTGATGAACTTCCGGCCATCCGGGCTCAACACACCGTAGCTCTTGCAGATGATCTGCTTGAACAGCTTGGCAAGCTCCAGCTGGCTCTGGGCGGCAGTGATGCGGTTGATCATCTGCACAAGGCCGCCCTCGGTGGTCAGCTCCATCTCCATGATCTCGGCACGGGTCAGATTGAAGTAGTAGTCTTCCGTCCGCTCAGTACCGCCAAAGTCCACGGTGGTCATCGTCTTTTTCAGCATTTTTCTTCTCCTTTATCGTGTTCATTGATGCCTGGCTTCTTACACCTGTCCCTCGCTGTCGGTGATCAGCTTGATCAGCTCGTCGGGGGAAGGCAGGGTCGCCTCGGCAGTCTCGGTGCCATAGAGCTTATCCTGAATGGCCTTCACGGTGGCAGCCTTCAGCTTGGAGCAGTCGATCTCCATGTGGCTGGTGGGGCGGTGGCCGGTCACGCTCACGGGGGAGGTGGTGCACTTCCAGCTGAAGGTGATGGCATCGGGGTTGTCGTTGATGGTGGCGTAGCTCTTCTCGCTGGGGGAAGCGGTGCTGTTCCACGCAATGTGGATCTTCTGGCCCACCTCGTCATCAACGTCGTTGCCCACGGTGGTCACCCAGCTGAAGCCAAAGCCCTGGCGCTTCTGCTGGCCGATGGAAACGCCCGTTGCAACCTGTGCGGAACCGTCACAGGGCTCCCACTCGGTAGGGTAGGTGTAGGCTTCGATGGTGTAGCCGTACTCCTCGGCAGAGCGCAGAGAAGCATACTTGATGTCGTCGGCGTAGAGCTTGGTCTCCTCAGCGCCGGAGGGACTCTCGGTCACGGCGGTCAGGCCATTCCAGGCCACGCCCTTGTCGTAAGCGCCGGTGTTGTTCATGGGATACAGGACACCCAGCTTGGTGCCCATCTCGTAAAACTTTTCGCCGACCGCGTCCCAAATCAATCTGGACATATAGTTCCTCCTTAGATGTAGATCGTAAAAACGGTGTGGTATAATCCGTCCGAAACAAAAGAGCGGTCGTAGGTGCATTTTGGCAACACACTTACGGCCGCTTTGATCTTGCTGTCAGGGTCTTTGTCCATCACAGTCACCGTGTAGAACGGATGCTGGATGTACACCCTGTTGTTTGCATGGTTGTTCCGAATCCTGGTTTCGCTGTACACGATGCAGGGATATTGGAGCTGGAATCCCGCTTTCGGCTGATAATAGAGGTGGATCGACTTTCCGTTCTCCTTCAGCACTTCGCGCAGGAGCGTGTCAACCTTCAGCCGTGCTTCCATTCCAGAGCCCTCCCAAGGTCAGGATCAGGCGCGGGTATTGTACCTTCACGCCGGTCACCTGCCATTTCTGTCCCATAAACACCGCATACCGGAGATCGTAGAGATGGTCGTTCGCAAACGGGTCAGCCAGAATGCTCAACTGGTTTCCAACCGTGATGTCGGGGTTCACTTTGTCCCCCACCTGCATCTGCCGTCCAAACTCCAGCACGTCCCCGTAATAGGTGCGTTCCGTCATCTTCTCGGTAAATACGCTGGGGGCGGTCTCCTCCACCTCATCTGCAAATCCCAGCTTCCCGCAGTATCTCATCTCTTCTCACTCCATTTTGATTTGTTGTGACTAACCTTGAAACCTGAAAAGATCAGGCCTCGTCCGCAGCCATGGTGCAGGTGGTGGGGGTGGTGCCGTCGGTCACGACCACACCGGCAGCCATCAGGGCCACAGGCAGGTAGGTCTTGTCGGCAGCCATCACGATCAGACGGCCCAGCTTAAAGGCCTTCTCCACGTCAGCCTTCTTGGCCTGAACCTTGTGGGCCTCGTCCTCGTACAGCTTCTTGTCGGTGTGCAGGTAGGCAACGTAGTTTGCCACGTGCAGGTCATAACCGGTCTCGTAGATGGTGTTCAGCATAGTTCTATCCTTTCTCTTTAAGCAGCCCACTCAACAGCCATGGCGCTGAACGGGGTGGTCAGAGCGCCGGAGCAGCGGGTCTCGATCAGGTACTTCTGGGCGTTGAAGTCGATGTCGAAGTCGTCGAACATGGAAACAGCGCCGCCCTTGTCTGCGCCCACGGTGTAGTCGGCCAGGTTCACGATCAGGCAGACCAGGTCACCGCCCTTGGCACCCTTGCGGCCCTCCATCTCGGGGATGGTCACAATGTTCTTCACACGCAGCTTGCGGGCCAGAGCAGCCTCGTCAGCATACAGCGGGTGGCCGATGCCGTCCTCCAGCAGGAGCATCTCGGTCAGAGCGTCCTCCGTGGTGAACAGGGTGGGGGTGCCGGAGCCGCGGTACTCCTTGCGGCTGCGCAGGATCTGCTTGATCAGGGCCTTGTACTTGTCCTCCACGGTGGTCAGGCCGGTGGTCTTGCACTGGACCTTGATGGTAAACAGGTCGCTGTCGTTGAACACAGGACGGATGCAGTTCTCGTCGATCTTGTCCTCAGAAGCAGCCAGACGACCGTCGCCCAGCAGGTAAGCCAGAGCCAGCTCACGGTTCAGCTTCAGGCGCATCTCCTGCTTCAGCCATGCCACAACGTCAAAGCTGGTAATGTCGATCACGTCGTCGCGGTCCAGCTTCTGCTTCTTGTATACGGTGGTGGGGCTGGTGGAGCGGCGCAGCAGGCCAAAGACCTCTTCCTTCTTGAAGTTGCCCTTGAAGTAACCCTTTGCGCGGGCATCCTCCTCGGTCAGGTCAGCAAACATGCTCTTGAACCGGCTGAAGGGAATGTGGTGCACAGCGCCCATGACCACGCTCACCCAGTCGTCGGGCTTGTCAATGATGCGGGGCGTGGTGTCCAGCAGGTGATCCTCAGGGAACAGCCAGTCGATGTTGTCGATGCTGTGGGCCAGCTCGTCACTGTCCATGCCGGCATCCTCAAAGGCAGCCTTCATGGTGCCGTGGCTCTTTGCGGTCTTGACCACGTTGTTGATCTCATCGATGCTGTGCTTCAGCACGGTTGCGTTGGTATCCTTGTCGAAAACATTCTGCTTCACGGTATCGTCCTCCTCACCGTCATCGTCCTTTTCACTGGGCATAACAGAGCCAATGATCGCGTATACGACATTTTTCTGCTTCTCCGTCAGGGTGTTGAACACATCCTCAACGGTCTCTTCTTTGTTCATGTTCTTTTCGTCCGCCATTTTGGCTTCCTCCTGTGTTACTTTGTCGTCGGTCACGGCATCGCCGCTGTCCGCACTGTGTGTAAGGTCTTCCAGCGGGTTGCCCTCGGGGTCCATGCCATGGGTCAGGCTCAGGCCGTCCTCGTTATAGATAAAGGCCTCGCCGCCCTCGTAGTCCTCATCGGCGCTGTGCTTTACCACCTCGTCGATCAGGGCACCCGGGTTGCATCCGGCCAGTACCAGGCTCACTTCCCGGATAAAGCCGTGCTTCACGGTGCTGCCCACCTTCTTCAGGCCGTTGGCAAAAATGGAAAAGGCGCTCAGGTCGCCGCTCTCCACGCACTGTCTTGCGGTCTTGCCGGTGTCGGTGTCGTTGAATTTGGCATAGCAGTACACGCCACCTGGCCGGTTCTCCAGCAGGCAGTGGCCGATCACATTGTCCACGTTGGCGTGGTCGTGGTTGTACACCATGGGCACAACCTTGCCGCTGCACTCCTTAAAGGCATCCTGTGCGATCACCAACCCGTCATAGCACCGGACGTTCGCTTTCGTTGCCCAGCCGCTGCAATCGTAGTCAAAATTAACCATTTTGATTTGCAATACTCCTCTCTACGGCATCCCGCCCTGCCGTGATTGTTTTGTTCTGCGCCGCAATTTCCTCACTGCTCTGGCTGATGTTTGCATTCCGCAGTTCATCTGCCTTGGGGTCCTTGCTGGGTTTCATGCCAATGGCCTGCCGGAACTCGTTGGAGGTCATGATCTCGTTGCGGGTAAACTTGTCGGCCATTTCGGCAACGGCGGAAACAGGGGTCAGCTTGAACGGGTCGCGGAAGTACATCACGGATTCCCGGTTCGCCCGGTCGTCCTCGGTCAGGAACTTCCGCCGGATCTCGTCCACGGCAGCCGCCACAATGGGTTCGATGGTGCGGTTCTCGTAGTTGGTCATCACAGCATCGGAAGCAGTACCGTTCATGATCTCCGGGGTGATACCCAACTGGCTGTATGCCATGTTGGTCAGGTACTCCACGGTTTTCAGAAGGTTGTTTTCGAGGCTGCGGTTCAGCTGCGTGATATGCTCCGTGCCATCGGTGTAGGCAATGCCGTATTTGGAACCGGCGAGCTGCTGTTCGATCTGTGCCCGCCGTTCTTCGGCCTGTTTCTTCCGGGTCTCGCCCTTCACAACGTAGGGCAGCTGGATGATCAGGTCGAGCTTGCCGCTGCCCACCTGCTCGTCGATCACGTCCATCAGGTTCAGCTTCCGGATCAGGCGCTGCACCGTGCCGTTGGGCTCGTTCATCACGGCATAGAACGGGTTCTCCACCAGGGCCACCTGTGTCTTCGGCAGGGTGATTTCCTCTTTCCGTCCGGTCCGGTCGTTGTACACTTCCAGCCGCACGTCGTCCGGGTACCATTCCAGCACCTTTCCCACCCGCATGGATTCGATCCGGGTCTTACCGGTCTTCCCATCGTAGTCCACGTCAATGGGCACCAGCGCAATGCATCCCTCATCCAGCATGGAAAGGAACATGTCATATCGCAGTGCCCGGCCCGTCTGGTCCTTATTGCCGGAAAGGTTCAGGCAAGAATTAAGGCCCGAATCAACGGTTTCGTCGTAGCGTCCGTTTTCATCGAGCCTTACATGATTGATGGTAATTGCCGCAGCGTCCATTGCAATGCGGGTGTTGATGGCCGTCATGATCGTCCGGTCATTGCTTCGGTTCAGCCTTACCCGGTCGGGGCGGTAGCTGTATCCTTCGCCGCTTCTTCCGGGGGGATCACGGTTCAAAAACGCATTCCAGGCGTGTCTCAGTCTGGAGCCAAAGGTTTGTGATGTCATTTTGATTCCCTCCGGCTTACACTTCTGTGTATTGAGCGTACATACGGCCTCTCGTTTCGTTCTTATACGCTTTTTCCGCCGCCATATTTGTGAGCGCCCTTGCTACGGCATGTTTGGCCGCATTTTTAGCAGCCGAACTAACTTTACCTCCAGTCAGATAGTCATAGACATATACGCTTGCTACCGCCCTTGAAACAGCCTTTCCTCGTGCAATTCGCTTCTTTTCTCTCTCCACAGCGGTCTTTTTATCCATTCCCTTGGAATAATCCTTTTCGATTCGGTTTGCGCCTTTAACGCCATAGTCCATTCGATACATTGTTTTTTGATAACTTGTAAGCTTACGATCAGGGTCGCCATATTTTTTCTTTCCCGCCGCAGTTAAAGTACCATCAGGGTTCTGGTAACGCCGTACACCCCACTTCATGCCCTTGATGCCATGATGATACAGCTCATCTTTATAAACTTGCATTTTTTCCTCCTTACGCACCATGTGCCTTCATCGTTGCGGTCAGTGCGCATCCAACAACAGCGTTCTTAAACGCCCCAGATTCAACAATACTCTTGCCGAGCTTCATCGCGTTCGAACCATTATTATAAAGCGTTGTAACAGTCCCAAGCGCCGTGGCAGTTGCTCCGGCAATTTTAATGGCTTTCTGTAGCTTGCTGGGAGAAGCAGTAAGCCGTTCATACTGTTGCTCTTTCTGCAATCGATTGATTCGAGCATTCAGTTCGCTGTCACTCATTTCACGGACACTTTTCTTTGTATGTGCTCGTGTATAGTCCTCGTGATCTTGACTATAGTGTTTCTTTCCTTCAGAAGTAAGTGTACCATCCTTGTTCTGGTATCGTCGCACGCCCCATTTCATGCCCTTGATGCCCCAATGATAAAGTTCATCCCTGTATACCATAATGTTCACCTCCTCACAAACAAAAAAAACGCACCAGCAATTAAGCTGATGCATTCAGATGTACCGTATTACGGAATGATGTCTAAAATAGATTCGCACATCGTTCCTATCTCATTTGGAAAGTAATTGTCATCCAGCCCCCAATATTCCAGTTCATCGCCGACTCGTTCTTCGATTTCGGCCCACTCATCGGAAAAATTATCGATTTTGGTATAATCGTAATCAAGCCCCAGACTTTTCAAAAAATCGATCTGTTTCTCGGTAAGCATCATGGATCACCTCTTAGTGTATTTTCGGATTACATCATGCCCTGTTTTCCAGACAGTCGTGACACAGCCATTTTCGGGGTTTACGTTTACCGTAGCGTGCTGACCAATAAACCGTTGACTAGGCTGTCCCTTCTCATTATACCGCACCTTTATTGTATCAGAGTTTAGCGGCTTTTGCAACGCATCCAGCAATCCTTCCAGAGTCACCTGTCTGGTAGGGTCTTGGGTACGGTCCAGTGCATGAATCGATAGACCTTTCACAAGGACACCATTTGAGGTATAAAATGGTTTTCTGAATTTCCGAGCAGCTCTCGCTTCGATTGAATATCGGTCATGCGCGAGTTGTTCTTTTGTCCTCCGAACACCCCACTTCATACCTTTGATTCCGTAATGGTACAGTTCCGTTGTACCATCATTCCATCGCCACATTTCTGCCCCTTTCGATTTTCTATTGCAAATTACTTTCCTATGTTGTATGATAAACATATCAACATGAGGAGGACTCACCATGGCGGACGACAAACAGCTTTCCATGCAGAACCTTAATTGCGAAGTGACCGCAAGCGATGTTTCTTTTGATTTTGGCGATACATTCCGCTTTCGGAAGATTAAATTTCCGGAGCAGGCTGGCATTACAGCAAACGCCCTTCTACAGCTGGTTCCTGCGCAGCTTGTGACTGGCACGGCATCCAATCTGTATGTTCTCCATTTTCCGAAGGGCATTCAGGGGGCTTTAATGAACCTCCATCAGGGCGGTCAGTCCACCACAATGATAGACGCAGCAGGCAGTTTTGCCGGAAGTGCATCTCTGTATAAGGTCAATCCCACAGCAGTTGCTGCCTTCCAGATGTTCAGTGTAGCATCTTTTGCAACAGGCCAGTATTTTCTTGCAGATATCAGCTCCAAGCTGACAGAGGTCAACCGGAAGCTGGACGACCTTCTGGCATTCCTTCAGGCATCCAAGCGTACTGAGCTGCTGTCAGAGCTTACCTTCGTAAAATATGCGCTCGCAAATTACGCAACTATCATGCTCAGTGAACCGCAGCGCATGGCTACGATCGGGAATCTTCAGCGAGCAAAAATCAAAGCGGTTGCGGACATAGAATTTTACACAGAGCAGCTGGAGAGTTCTGCTGCTGCAAAGTCCAACGAAAATCAAGCAAAAACTGTATTGCAGAACAAACAAGGAATTGATCTCGCCTCGCAGCTTTACGCCATCAGCACGATCATGGAAGCGTATTATTCGCAAAACTGGAACCAATCCTATCTTGCAAATATCAGCGCTGATGCAAAGCCTCTGTTTGCACTGACGCAGAACCGCATGATCAGTGCCATAACAAAATTCTCCGACAGAATCAGCAAGGACCTTGAAAGTAAGAAAAAGGGCCTGCTGAAAGGTGATGTATCACAGAGCGAACATAAAGTTCTGAAACTGTACGACACTCTGAATTCGCAATCGGAGACTCCGCTTCTTGCGTTTATTGAAGAAGCACTGGACAAGCCCTCCGAGCCATCTGAACTCTACCTCCGTTCTGACGGAAGTGTTTATCAAAAAATCTAAAAACAAGAAACCGCCAGAGTACTACGTTCTGTTCCGTAATACGCTGGCGATTTTGTTTTACTCAAACGCATCCCGGTTCTGTTTCCACGCCACGTAAGCGTCCATCATAGCAGCCACGGCATCGATCTTCTGATCCTGCCGCTGTTTGTAGAGCTTCCGGTTGCCATTGGTGTCCACCAGCGTAATGCAGTTGCCCATGGCAAATTGCATCAGCTGTTCGTCGAACAGCAGCTTCCGCTGTTCGCTCAGCTTTTTCAGCTCACCCAGCGGCACGCTTTCGGTCTTTGCTCCCTGGATCACTTTCACAACGCCAAAGGTGCTGTTTTCATCGCCCCAGCGCTTCACGAACTCCTGTGCGTTGTAGGGGTCGTAGCCAAACGCCCGCACGTCGTACTCGTTCTCCATGATAAAGTTGTCCAGGTCATCGTACACCTGCATCATGTCCAGGACCGTGCCGTCAAACACGAACAGGGTCCCTTCCCGCATGAACTCCTCATACTGCTGCCGTCTCGAAGCCGGAAGCTGGCTGAGGGTGTAGGATGTGATGTAGTCCCGCGTCTTGACCCCAAAATATCCGTTGGACAGCGGAAACAGGAAGGTAAAAGCGCAGAAGTCGTCGCCCATGGAAAGGTCCGCGCCCATGGCACAGGGCATCTGCCAGAAGCTTCTCTTCCTGTGGCACAGGGTCTCCTCGTAGGGGAAGAAATAGGTGTAGCCCTCCATGGGCAGGTTGAAGCGCTTGGCCAGAATATCGTTTCGGGCGCTGGGGGATTTCTCCGCACGCTCCACGTCCAACTGGTAGGTCTCGTAGCTCACGGTCTTGCCCAGGTTCGGGTTGGCCTTCAGCCACATCTCCGGCTGGCCCACTTCCTCGATGGAATCCAGCTTGTAGTACCAGATGGACACATGTGGGTTGACGTACTCCCCTTTCAGGATGCTCATCAACTCCATTTTGATGTCGTCGCCGCAGCCGTTGCGCACCGTGCCCTCGGAGGAAGCCGCCACGATGAGATAATTCTCATTCTTGGCTGCGCCCTGTTCAATGGCACCAATGGGGTCTTCCCGGATGTCGCAGGAGAGCCACTCGTCCACGGTCGCCACCGTGTCGCGCCGTCCTTGCAGCTTCTCAATGGTCATCGGGCGCACTTCCAGCAGGCTGTTGGTCAAAAAGTTCTCGATGCCCTTCTTGGTGGAAGCCATCTTCACCCGGTCTGCCTTGGAGCCGGTGGTGTTTTGCAGGCTGCCCTCGGTCATAAACTGGAACACCGGCCCTTTTGCCCGCGCCAATGCGGTGCGGAAGGGTGCCAGCACCTCCTCGGCCTGTTTCATGGTCGGGGCGGTGGTCAGCTGCTGGGTCGTGGTGGTGTACGCCGTCAGAAAGTACGCCTGCAAAAACTCCAGATACATAGTCTTCGCGGCCGATCGGGTAATGATGAGGTATTGCTTTGTCACCAGCCGCTTTTTCAGTCGCCGGGTCTCGTAGTGTCCGCCGCCTCCGCGCTCGTTCGGCACAAAGACGCTTCGTTCTACAAAGTAGTACCATCCAAAGATCTCTTCGGCCCATAACTTGAAACTGTCCAGCAGCTTCACGTCGGTGCCGTCGGTCAGGGTCAGCTCATCCTCGCAAAAGGAGATAAAGCCGTTCACCGCCTTGTCGTCATAGTAGATGCCCGGGTTGGCGATCAGGTCGTCGATCCGCTCCATCTCCATGGCAATTTCCCGGCATACGGGTATTTCGCCACGCATCACGGCCTCCCGAAAACGGCCGTAGTAGATCGGCGTGGCCGTGTTCGAGAGTGCCATTTTCAATTCTCCTATTATAATAAGGTTGGAACCTTACGTTTTATCCTGAATCACTGTCCAGTATCTCGGCCAAGTGGTCATTTCCAAATATTCGAGCAGCCATTTAGGATCACTCAAATCTCGTTCGATTCCATCCTCACGATGCACCACCAAATGCCTGTCGGCATTGATATACCAGTAATCTTTGTAGTCATGCCTACCAGTTTCATCAACATAGTAGCAGTACATACAAATTTTCTTACCCGAAACCAATTGGCGATATGCTTCGGGCCATTCCATCAGGATGTTGCCTTCATGTTTCACCATGTTGTCACGCTTCTTTCTCAGAATTATCGTGCTCCACGTTCAGCCGCCATTCCATCTCGGAGGCGGTATTCTTCAGCGCTTCCATGGTGGTGCTGCTCTGGGGCGGGTCAAAGCCCAGCAGCCGTACCTTCACGGCCACATAAGCCTTCACCGCTTCCACCTTCACCGGGTCAGCAATGAACTCCGTCCATTCGTTTTCTTTCCCGGAAATGGCGTACCCTTCGCCGGGCCCCACGCCCATCTGCACCAGTGCAAACAGCGCCATGTTGATGTACATGATGATGTCCGCATCAAAGTCGGTGCACTCCTCGGCAATGCCCAGCAGCTTTTTCACGCTCGTCAGGATCGAATTCATTTTGATTCCTCCTCGGCATCGCTATCGTCGCCCATAATGTAACTCATCATGGCATAATACCAGTCCTTGTGCGCCTGTGCCATCAGCTCAAGCTCTGCCAGGTGACGGGATGCTCCGTCCTTCCCCATGGCCGCTTCTTTCTGTGCACTCTCCTCGACCAGCTTGGCCAGCCTCCCCGCATCGATCGCCACTTGACCAGGCTTCAGCAAAACGAGGTCTCCCTCAGCACTCGGAGCAGCGTTTTGTGCGGTCACAGCATGATTCTCATCCCTCCGCGGGACAATCTTCATCCCATCAAGCGTAATATCCCCGGCCCGTGTTGCCCGCACCTGCTGCCCATCCACATTCGTGGCCAAAGCATCGTCAAAGTCAAAGCTCCTGTTCCGCGGTACAGCCGTATAGCCCTGCTGGAGCCCGGCTTCCGCAATGCCCACGTTCGCCCAGAGCAGTGCTTCGTCCAGCTTGGTCAGTGCCAGGCTTCTCGCGCGGCTCGGTGCAAGGTGCTGGAGCATCGCCTCCGCCTCTTCCAGCTTCCGCCGCAGCCCCATGGCGTAGTCCTGCTCTCGCCGGTTAAATGCTTTTTTCTGGTACATACTCATTTCCTCCACTGGATATCAGACTTTCTTCTTTGCATACAACATACGGATTGATATACTTATCTCAAACGGTATTTCTTATACTTCGGAGGCAATATATGCAGTCTTACACCTGTCCAAACTGCGGCGCTCCTGTAAAAATGGATGACCACGGTGCATTTCTCGAGTGTCCTTATTGCGGATCACAGTTCAAGCCCGATGATTCTTTATCTGATGAGCCAAGCAGTCGTCAAACGGATTCGGACGATGATAACGAAGAACTTCGCACCTATGCAGAAATAGTAAATCGCCATATTCCAGAATTTTCGGTCACCGAATTTATCGATAGAGTCAAGCATATTCTCGAAAGAACTCTTGATTTTCTCGGTGATCACGGAATGTACATCCAAGTCGGTGTCGTTTTGCTTTTTGTCGCCTTAGCCATTGTCAGTTTCTTCTTGTAACTTATTCATGTTTTTATCCATGGGCAGGTGTCGCCCGGTCTTCTTTCTCCGTCCGGCAGCTTTGGGCCCTTTCCCGTTCCGTAATGGATTACCTTGTGCGTTGCCGCCGAAGCACAAATGGCGTTCTCCGGGTCAAGCAGCTTTTCGCTGTGCTGGAGAACGTCATCTTTTGTTATAGGGTTTATGTGGTGGATGGAGATCTTCGGTCGGATCGGCTTTCCATCCCGCAGCACCCAGTCCGTGATCGGGTGGTCTTTGCACCCCAGGTCGCATCCCATGTCCCGGGCAATAATTCTGTCCCGGAACTGCCGCCACTCTCTCGATTGGTAGAAGTCCTGGTTCAGCCATCGGTCGAACCCAAAGGTGTCTCTCCCCACTTCCCCGTGCAGCTGTAAATACTCCAGCCTCTCCTCGTATGTCGGCAGCGTGCAAAGTTCCGTGTAGTTTTTCATAAGTGCTTTCATCACTCTTATCATTTACGATAACTGCTAAGCCGTCTTTTAACGGCTCACCTGACTGATACACGAGAAGATGCCACAATCTCTCCAATTCTTCTCGTGTCATATCCATCACCTTTTCACCACATAATACTAATACCTACGATAACAAGCATAGTTGCTGCCACGACCAGCAGGTATAATATATAATGGTCGATATTGTCCTCGGTGTATCCGGAATCTGTCATAAAAACAGCAAACAACCCAATCAGATTAAGGATCGCACCCGCTATAACCAGGTGCCGCCCGTCCAACACAATTGTAATCATGCGCAGATCCCTCAAATATACCCACATGCCGCCATAAGCTCGCCAAACAGCAAAAAGCCGATCGTAGCATATGTCATTGCTGTAAGGATCGCATCAAATCGACGGCTCACCCCGAAATAATCGACCCCAATAAAGATCTCAATGAACAGCAGTGGGATCGCAGCGAGGATCATGATCTTAAATACCTCAGCATTCATACTCGTCATCCTCTCCAAGGCCGTTGTATTTCTTCATAGCAGCAATGGCCTTCTCGTACAGTTCCTCAGAGTGCTTTGCATTCTGGAGCGTCTCGGTCTTTGCCCGCAGCAGCTTGTTTTCCTCTTCCAGCTTTGTTTTCTCCAACTCGTTCTTGGAGGTCGCCAGCTTCAGAAAATGGGTCGTCTCAGCGCTGGATGCCGTACCTTCCAGCAGTCGTTTCTCAACCAGCTTCATCGCCAGGTTGATCATATAGTTTTCTTGTGCTTCCGGAGTTCTTGCAGGCCGCGAAGTTGCAGCCGACATTTCGCCCGGAGCAGACTTCTTAGGTTTCATTGCAATAACCTCGTTTCGCATTCTTATTTTGCTTTTGCAAGGGTTCATGGGAGTCGCAGTAGTACCAGTTAAGCCTGTCTCATTTGAAAGGAGAAGAAAAAGCAGATCATGCCCAATGGAGGTTGAACATCGTGAAAGCCCTGAACCCAAATATATAGGAGGATACTACTCCCATGAGCCCTTGCAAAAACCGCCGAAGTCCCGGTCTACACCCCAGAACCTCGGCAATTATGTCCCGTTTCGACTTGACTGCGCATACAAATGCACTTATACTTATCTCGGAGGTTGACCTGTGAATCTAAACCCATTTACTTTAACACGAAGGGTGGTGATATCAAATGGGTGATACTATTCACATTGATAAAGTCTCATATACAGACTTTACCAAGGTCAAATTTGCTCCTGTATCTCGTGAAGAGATGCTGGAGAACATCACGAATACTCTCCTGTGGATTGCAGATAAGTGCAAAAAGCTGGAGTTAGATCGAACCGTATAAAATACAAAAACGTCAGTACCTACATACCGCGTGGATACTGGCGTTTTTTCTTCTTAAAGCCCAAATATCAATTTTCCCTCCGGGGAAATATCAAAGACCGGCGCGATTTGAGAGGGGGGTGTCGATTTTGAGACCCCCTCCCTATGGTTTACGCGGTTTGGCCGAGCGTGTCCTCGTCGGGCACTGTGATCTTGAGCTTCTTGTAGATGTTTATCGGGTCGGCAGCAACGATTTTATCGATTGCCTTCTCAATTTCATAGGCATTTTCGTTGTCCGTGAACTGTGAGGAGGTCTCGGCGATCCTCATAAGCAACCCGGAAGAGTTGTAGCCGTGCTCGATATCATACTGATACCACTTCTCGAACTCCTCGTACGGACTGTACGGGTTGTCAAAGGTGGTGAGAAAGCATCGAACCATTATTCAAAGCCTCTTTCTTAATTGATTGTTATTTGTTGAGCGCGCTGTAAACCGTGGACTCCGGAACACCGCAGGCCTTGGCGATTTCAGCATAAGAATAACCGCTTCTCAGCATTGCGTTTGCTTTGGACATCTTTGCAGAAGTCATAACAGTAACATTTTTCGGCATTGCACGTTTTACAATTTCGTCAGAATCAGACGAATTAAGGAATTTCGTCAACATATTGTCGGAAATTGCGCCAGCCTGAACAGCTTCCCACTCTCTGTCCGTGAAGGTAACCTTTGACTTGCGTCCGCTTGCACCAACAGAATCGCGAGCACGCTGCATCTCGACAGAGGAGATCTTCTTGATTACCTTCTTATCTTCCGAAATGTTGGGATCAAGCCCCTGTTCCTGAATCTTCGCCTTAATATTCGCGTTCGCAATCAGCATTGCTTTGCGCTCTTTAGGCTTGTTAGCGATCATGTTGTTATACTTTTTTTTCAGAGAAGCAACCTCAGGCGCATAGGTCTTGGCGGCAGAAGGACTGTATTCAAGTCCCTTCATATTTACCGCCTCTTTGCGCGCCTGATTGGCCATAGCCTTCAACTTGTTAGAGAAGTCCGCGTACAGGTTCTCCTGAATAGTACCAGAAGACAGTGTTCGCGCATCTTTTGTCTCCGATATAAGACTGACCGTGTCCTCAGCAGGGCGTTCCTTCTTGGTCTTTGGGTCAATGAAAGTACGCCCACTCTCCTTATAAATGTACTCGCCTGTTTCTTTGTCAACACGAATACTGCCACGGCGCTCGGGCACACGAACGGTCTGCTTACGGCGAGACAAGAGCGTGGATGCGCCACCATAGTGTATAGCGCCTTCCTCATCCACACGAATCTGCCACTTCTGCTTCAGCTCGGGAATGCCATTCTCCTGCTCAGACCGCTTGTAGTCCAACTTATGCTTTTCAGCATCGATAACGACCATGGAGTGCTTAACTGCACGCGCAAGCTCATCCTCGTCGCCACCACGCAGTGTCATGTCAGTGATGAGATTGGAGATCACGCCCATTTCGCGCTGCTTGTCTTCTTTCTTCATCAGCCTGACATTGTTCGGATTGCCTTCAGGAACTGCATAAGCTGTCTTGGGATCGAATCCTTTCAGTGCTTTCAATGCACGGGTGGACTTGATGTTGACCTTGTCGGTAATAGGAATCGCCATAACCGTGTCACCATCGAAGTCTGCGCCCGAAAGCCGCTCTGCAACCTTCGCATTAATGCCGATTGCATCCTGAATTGCACCGAGATTCCGCTTGCCGCTGACATTCTTGTTGTTGACAGTCACGATGGGAATCTCAAAGGTACCTGCATGGGGATAACGGATCAGTGCAAGCCTGGTGCCATTCTCATAGGTGGGGCAGTAAGCCTCTGTCTCCTTAATCTTATTGATCGGCAGGATAACCTTCGTGGACTGGCCCGGGAAAGCAGATGCCTTCAGGGTCATGGATGTTCCTTCAACCGTATCAGCAAAATCATTGAGCAGTTTTTTCTTGACCGTAGGATTATCGTACCGCATGATTTCATCATATTGGGCTTTATAATCCGCAACAGTAAGGTTAAGCTGGTTCTCGATCAGCTTCTTGGGCTGCTTGGAAAGGAACTGAGAAGAGACATTCCGAGACATCGTGTCCCAGTCGCCCTCCTCCTTCAGCTTATTGATCGGTGAGAGGTGCTCTTTGCCGTCATTACCGATATACATACTCTGGCCGTTGGCCTTGATAGCTGCGCCAAACGGATTGTCAGGATCTGCTTTTGCTTCTTTAAGGACCTTCATCTTGGGCGTGCCAGAAGGCTTATTGGTGTTGAACATAACGTCCACACCATCCGGCAGATCGTCAGAATAGACTGCCATGCCCTTCAGATAATGGTCACCGTCAACAAGGATGCGAACCTGCGCATAATGGCTCTTGCCGAGATCAAGGTCAGGAACCCCACGGCGAATCTCCATAACGCCGTCTTTATCCAGGCCGCCCTCGTCACCGTAACGAATCGCAACACGACTGGAGTCCAGACTTGAGGGGCGCTGAAGCTTCGTAAAAGTGTCGCCGCCATCATCTGTATGATAATCGCCAAGTGAATCGATCTGTTCCTGATGATTGTAGGCATACTTCTGATCGAACTCTGGTTTCGCAAGCACCATGATATTGGTCTGCTGGCGATTGTTTGTTGGTTGCTTAATGCCTACTCCGTAACGCTTATAACCGTATTCGGCCTCTAACGTATATACTGCATCCTGAAGTTCAGTATCAGTTATGCCCAACGCAAAGTTTGCGCCCTCCGAAACATCGATCATTCCCTTTTTATCGACTTCTTTTTTCAGAGTTTCGGCGATGTTTTTTGCACGCTGCGCTTTTTTGTCTGCATTTCCGGTATATTTGGATCGAACACTTGATTCGCTCATACCAAGTTGGTTGGCAATTTCAGTCCAGCCAAGGTGATCTTCGTCTTTCAGCTTATGAATCTGCTCGTATTCTGAGGTTTTCCGCTCATGAATGGCAGTTCGCTTTGCCACACGGAACTCAGACAGACTCATCTGATACTCTTTCGGAAGAGAGTCGTTAATGCTCTCCAGAATATCTTTCTCAGACAATCCCTTCTTATTCAGAACCTCAATGCGAGACAGGAAATCGCCGGAATGCTGATACGGATTGTCGCCGGAACCCCAAGGATAGCGACCAGAATGCCGCTTGGTGCCATAGTGTTCCAGGATATTGCTTTCGGAAGTGATGCCAAAATAAGAACGGAGGTCTTTTTCAATCGGATTCATGCTGCCACTCCTAACAAAATATCGGTGATGATCGGGTCGAACTCTTTGATTTTAGCGATGACGGGGCTGATTTCCTCTTCAGTGGGGTTCTCGACCCAGACTTCATCGTTCTGGTAGATACGGAGCTCCATCCGAATATCTTTCGGGTGGTATCCGTACTCCAGACAGAACAGAGCGGCATAAATATAGAGCTGCTCCATGTGTGCAGGAACAGCTCCGGTTTTTAAGTCGTGAATGCGAAGGAACCCATCGTTGAACGAAATGGCATCCGCAGTTCCATAGCAGTTGTCGCTGTAATACAGCACCTGCTCGGTATCCATGCGGAAACCAATGGCATCGTTCACGTAGGTATTGAGGGTTTTCTTGTTCTTCGGCAGTTTTTGCTTCAGATCAATGCACTCTGCTGCAAATGCGTGCAGCCGTGTTCCCCGTTCCTTCGCCTGGTAATTAAGAACTGCATTGGTCAATCTATCTGCGTCATAGTTCAACCAATGGTAGTTACTGGCTCCGAGGAGGGCATGTTTCCCCGTGAGCCTCGAATGATCTCGCCAGTTCATTAAGAACTTCCTCCTTGTTTTCGGGATAGATAAAGGCCGCAAAACTCATCTCATCCATCTGCTGAACGTAATAGTCCTGATTTGGACGATGAGGTGCACTCGCTGACTTCTTGCCCTCCAATGCGCCCCATGTTGTGCCATAGAGAACCAAGAGATCGGGGATTCCCTGAATCTCGTTTGGGTCAAGATGGACAACCATGCAGCCAGGAAAGCGTTCTTTCAGCTCCCTTATCAATCCTGTCTTGAATTTGTTTTCGAGCATGATACAACCTCCAAAATAAGAGGAATAGTGCATCCTGAGACGCATTCTATTCCCCCCATAAAAGGGGATGTTTTTCTCGCGTGAGTTTTTAGAAAAAAATGTGAATTTTTAGGAATTTTCAGAGAAAAAGAAAAAGCCCCTGCGTTTTTCGCGCAGAGGCATAAAATGCAAATATCAATCTAACCATTCCGACTCAGGCTCAAGATTATCATCTGGATAACTGGCTTCTTCTGTCGGCGATGAGAGGATATCAATATCTTGATTTTCAATCTCATTACCGCATTGATTGCATTTCCAGATGTCGCCGCAATGTGCAAGCATCTTGTGGCACTCCCAGCACCAATGCTCACCGGTATCCTGATCATAACCTGGAGTGTGAATCACTCGATACTCAAATGAGCCATCCGGGTGTTTCAGCCATAATACTGGAAGACCAAGTTCTAGTGTGGTATAAGTCCAAACCTCATCGCCATTCGGAAGAACATCTCGCCCTTCAAAAGAGCGGTCGTGTTCGCGCCATTTTCTTGCCAGCTCATCCATGTAGCTCATGGTTTTCACCTCGTAGAATCGGAAGCGTTACGTTCGTACACTATGGTTCTATGATACACCCTTGGGCGCGCATTTACAAGTAAAAACTCGCTATAGATCGGAAGAGCGTCGTGTAGGGAAAGAGTGTAGATCTCGGTGGTCGCCGTATCATTAAAAAAAAAAAAAAAAAAAAAGATGAAGAATGGAAAACGAAGAAAAAAAAAAAAAGT